CGTCGTCGTAGCCCTCAACGGCGGAACGTATCAAATCATGGAATGCCGCTCGCTCTTCCTCGCGCTCGCCGGACATTGAAGCCGGTTCGGGCGAGTCGATGAAGGCGCGAGCCAGTTCGACGAACTCGTCGAACGCAATTGTCCCGGCGTTAACCCGGTCGACCGCTTTCTCGACCGCGAGCGACAGGTCGTCCGGAAGTTCGACAACGCCGTCGGTCGAGAACTCCGCCGTCAACAGCGGCTCGATTTCCGAAGCCGTGAACCCGGCCAAATCCATAAAATCGCCGTCTTCCTTGCATTCGGGAGAATCGGCAAGGTCGCGAAGAACGGTCGCCACGCCTTCCCAATCGAAATCACCGCCAACGCGGTTAAGAGATAGATTCAACGCGCGCTCTTCGGCGTGAGACAGGTCGACGACCATTACGGGGAAGAGTTCGATTCCTTCCGCCGCCGCCGCGTCTAATCGTTGATGCCCGCCGACGATCGTGTCCGACCGGGAGTTAAAGACGACCGGCTGAACGACGCCAAATCGACCGATTGAGCGTTGAAGCGCGGCCCTGTCGTGATCCGATATACGCCGGGGGTTGTAGTCCGCTCGTCGCGACCGAAGGTCGGCAACCCGCATTGCTGGATACGATGCGCCGTTAATCTCGACGGTTGTCGTTGCGGGAACGCTCTTCGCTTTTGCCTTTGCCTTTGCCATGGAATACCTCGCAAGAAAAACCGGTCGATTCGAGTTGCGAAGCACGAATCGACCGGCAAACGAAAGCAACGTCGCAATATGAGCAACAGCGACGGCGCGATTATACGGTTATGCGGGGGGCGAAGTCAAACGGTCAAACGAAACGATCGGCCAGAGAGACAGCGCGGAAAAGAGAAGCAAGACAAACGGTCGACAGAAATAAAGAACGCCCGACCGTTCGAAAGAACGATCGGGCGAATGATTTAGTTTTGGTTTTAGTTGGGACTCATTTGTTCTCCTCCTTTCCGACCCAAGAATCAGGGCTCAACCTCTTGCGCAAGTAATGGGCGGAAACTGAGTTGAAAGCCGCGCCGGAATTGCACCCATTGTAAAGCCAACTTGAACGCTTCGTAATTCGCGAGTCGTGCGGCGCAAGGTCGATGTTTAGTATGTCGTGAAAACGCGAACCAACTTCTTTGCGAAACACATAAAGCGAAATCGCTTTCTTGCCGTCGCGCGGGTCAACGTCGACGAGTTTCATTCCGAAGCGCACGATCAGTTCGTCGGACAGGTCGGCAAAACGTCCGGTCGTGCCGTCGGAGTAAATCGCGGTTATTGAACTTCTGAAAATCTTGTCGTTGCTCATGGTGTTACCTTTCGTTTTTGGTTTTAGTTTCTTTCGTTCTCGGTCTTCGATCGTCGTTCAAGTGAACGGCGATCGAAGAGCGAGGGGGGGGGCTTCGCCCCCCCCTCCTTCGCTTACCAAGAAGTTCCGTCGATTGTCATTATGTGGTAGACGGCTTGGCCGTAGTCGCCATGATCGAAACTGCGGAGCATATGAACCCGGCCCCGGTGTGCGTTGCCACGATGGCAAAGAATGTCGGCGGTGCAATCGTTCTCTTCCATTGTGTCGGCCTTAATGTCGTTACCTACTGAGCGGTAGTAAGCGGGGGTGTTCACGAAGTGGACGGTATACGTTACGTTGCTGATTACGATCTTTGTTCCGACTTCGATCTTCTCGACGGTTGTTATTGCGTTGCTCATGGTGTTGCCTTTCGTGGCTGTTGTTGTTGCCGTGTTGTTTACTGTCTTACTCATGAACTGAGTATAGGGGTATTCTTCCCGTCGACAAGAGGAATTTCCTGTTCAGGCAAAGATAAATCGCAAAGCGCGCCAAACCGCCCGACAGGCGTCGAATTCAGCGTTAGAAAAAAAGCGCGCCGCGACGGATTGGTCGCGGCGCGCGGTTCGGCGCGTTACATCGCGCGCAAATCATCCTCATAACCCGCCATTTCCGAACGAATCTCTTCGTAGCAATCGGCGCAACGCGGCGCGCCGCCAATCGTATCCGTCGCCGGGTTCGAGCAGTCGCGCCCTACGCCGTGGCATTGCTCGACAGTCTCTTCGGCTTCGACTGCCGCCGCCTTGCCCCAAGGCAAGCCGTAGCGTTCCGCGCAAACCGGACCGTATCCGGCGGTCACTGATTCGGTCGTCTCAAGATGCCTTCCGCAGAACGAGCAAGACCCGGTACGCTTGCCGTGAATCGCGGCGGCTGTTGCCGTGTCGTCCGCCAGTGCATCGAGAACAGCGGCGACTTTGTCGTTGAAGGCGCGCGCGGCGACGAATGTTCCGTCGACGTTGACGCGACCGTAATAAACGTTTTGCTCGAATGGCCCGCCGTCCGTCACTGACACTGAACCGGGATTACGCGAAGCCGACCCGGCGAGACTCAAGACGACCTTATCGCCGTCGTCAGTCGACAGACGAATCTTCGGATAATTAACGCCCGACTCGCGCGCCGCCTGAAGGCGCTCGACGATCGGCTTTCGGTTCGCCTTGAACTCGCTTACGACTTCGGCGACTGCCGCCTTAATCTTGCGGACCTCTTCGAGCAAGCGCGCCTCGGTTTGAACGACGATGACATGCGCCCAACAAGTTTGCTCCGGAGACAAACCGCAAGCCTTGTACCGCGAAAAGCCGCCGCCGCCTACGCGCGACGAATGGTCAGCAAGCGACCGCGCGAAATTCGAGGTAACAGTTTCGGCGTTGACGTAAAAACGAAGTGCCGCCTGTACCGACCGATCGCTGTAGCGCGACTCGACGGTCGTTCCGTTGCGCGTCGTAATAACGCGGACCGGGTTGGTCGCGTTTTCCGCTTCGTTGTCTTCGGCGAACTTCAGGGCCATCTTTTTGATAACTGCCTTTTCGCTCATTTTTGTTTCTGTTGCGTTGCTCATGTTGTTGCCTTTCTTTTGGTTTTAGTTTCTTTCGTTCTCGGTCTTCGATCCTTCATCGTCGCTTGTCGCGGCGATGAAGGAACGCGGGGCTTTCGCCCCGGTCCCGTCCGTTACTTGATCGTCGCGGCGGCGACGATTGCGTCGACTTCGGCGCGCGTGATTGCAGGTCCACCGGCAACGGCGATCCAACCGAAGAGGGAAAGGCGTTTGTTGTCGACTTCGATCGCCAACTTAACGCGGAAACCATACGCGCCGTCTTCGTTCGGAATTCTTGTCGCCATGCGACCGGTAACGGATTCGAACGAAACGTAAGCCATAATGCCTTCGTAAACGTTGCTTTCGATTGCGAACATTGAGTCGCCGGAATTGACGCCGTCCCAATTAAGAACGGACTCAGAAGTAGTATTGATTTGACGCCAATTGTTATGCCCGGTTGCGGCGTTCACGAAGAAAGCCGCGTCGCCGTTCAGGCGTACCGTTTCGAAGTTTTGGTTTGAAGGATTCGTATTTGTTGTTGCGTTGCTCATGTCGTTGCCTTTCGTTGTCGTGTTGTTTACTGCGTTACTCATGACCCGAGTATAGGTCTATTCTTCCTGTTGGCAAGAGGAATTTCCTGTTCAGGCAAAGAAAAAGCGCGAACCGCCTTAGAACAGCGATTCGCGCACGAATTCAACGAAAGAAATCTCGGCTTAAACTGGCGTCGTCGTATGCGCGCGTTCGGCGTAGGCGGTTTGCGTACGCTTGAAGCCGTCCCAATGCGCCGCGATCCGTTCCGAGTCGATTCCTGAGTCGGTGTCGCCGACGTAGAGCGAGTGCGTAACAACTACGCCGGGCTGAACGTCAAGCGCCCGCATGCGGCATTCGTAAACCGACGCCGTGCCATCCCACTCGCGGGTAAGTCGCGTTTCGCATGTAAAAACGACAGTATCCCGCTTCCTCGCCTCGCAAGGGTTCGCGTGAATTTCGTATAATTCCCAACGCGACGCCGGTTCAAGAACTCGCCCTTTCAACGTACCGATAAATTCGCCGGGAAGCGCGTCGGTATCGATCCAACTCGAATATTCGAGGACCGAGCAATCGCTAACGTCGTAGACTTCGTCGCCGTGGCGAATGTACTTCGCGCCTTTGTTGGTCGCTTCGCGTTCGTGCCAACGATTCATAGCCAACTCGCCGTAATGTTCTGCGATAGTTTCCGAGTTGTAGGAATTGAAATTCCATTCGCTGAAGCAATTTCCCGATCGAAATTGCATCGGGTAAACCGTCTGTTCGCTTCCATCGGGGAAGGTTATTTGTCGTCCGCGCGCCTGTAGTGTGTAAATGTAAATGCTCATGATGTTGCCTTTCGTTTTTGGTTTTGGTTTAGAGTGTAGCGATTTTGTAAGCGATGTAAGCGTCGTTTTTGTAGCCGCTGATTAGAACGGCGAAGCCGACGCCTTCGACGTAAACGTTTACGTCGAACCCATAGTAGAAACTGATTGCAACATCGGTCCCTTCGACGGGAACGAGTTCTTTTTTTGTCGGGTCGAGCTTTGCGCGAGCGTTTGCGACGGCTTCGATAAGCTCCGGCGTAGCGAGTTCGGCTTGCGCCGAATCGCTAACCGAAACTTGAACGAAGCTGTTGTAACCGACCGTGCCGATTTGAGCGATGTCCCGAATGGCGTCGACGTCTCTTGCGGCGGCGGCGGTGTTCACTGTTACATAGATCGAAGATCCCATCGAGTAACGATGGCTTCGAACGCTAACGGCTTTCGCGTTGTGGCCGAGTTGCTTCTTGATTGTTGCCCGGATGATTTTCGCCTTGGCGGTTACGTCGTTCGATGGTGTGTTATTGCTGTTGCTCATGTCTTTGCCTTTCGTTTATTAGACGATCGAAGACTTAACGTCTTCGATGATGGTCGTCGGGTTGGTTGGTCCTGTAACGGTGATGTAACCGTAGTGAAGTTCGATCGAAAATTCCTCGCCCAACGCGTCGGAAACGCACTCGGCGAAAAGATACTCGTTGATGTTTTTCGGTGTATCGTAATCGTTGCTCATGTCGTTGCCTTTCGTTTCGTTTGTCGTGTTGTTTACTGCGTTACTCATGACAGAGTATAGGTCCATTCTTCCTGCCGACAAGAGTAATTTCCTGTCAAACCCGAAATAAAGCGCGAACCGGCTCAAATCGCCGATCCGCGCACGAATTCAACGAAAGTAATTATTGGCCGTTCATGCGAACCCCTTTCGCGTCGGCGTAATCGAGCGCGACGAGTTCAACGTCGGCTCTTGACCCGTAGTCGCGCCTTACGGCGATGTAACACGCGACCGCCTCTTCGTACGCTTCGAACCGTTGAAAGACGGCCCCGCCGATTGTGACCGCGAAGATCATAATTTGCCGCCTTCGCTCAAGTAATCGAACCCGGCAGTCGTTGAGACAAAGTACGATGTAATCGCCTCGCATGTCTCGCAAGTCTTACCAGCCCGTGAACGTTCGCATGTCTCTCGATGATCGAGAAGGTCGTCGCGGAGTTCGCCCGCCTTGGTTGTCACTGTCGCGATTTCATCGCGCGCGATTTGCTCCATAGTTCGACGCGGTTTTCTGTTGTTGCTGTTGTTGCTCATTTGCTTGCCCTTTCAAACTCGCGCGTCGATTCGACGAGCGCGTTAACTGCCCGGACGAATCCGAGTGCGCCACAGTGTGAATGCCAACCCGTGTAAGACTTCGCCGCTCGCGCGAGTGCTTCGCGATTGCCGCTCGCGATCCCGCGTTGCTCCGCGATGTCGGTTGCGATTTCGTGGATTTCGAGAAGCGCGTTTAGTTCGTTGCTGTTGTTGCTCATGTCGTTGCCTTTCGTTTTTGGTTTAGGTTTAGAGGTTGCCGAGAACGAAGCCGTCTTCGTCGGTGATTTCGATGAACGAGAAACCGCGACCCGTCGGATCGTGCTTCGCGACGTAGGTCCACTCTTCGTCGTCCGCGTTCAACTTGATTACTAAGTCGTTCGCCTGTTCGATTGTAAAAAGAGTCGTCGGGTGATTCATAATTGTTGCGCGCATGATTAGTTTGTCCCTTCGGCTTTCGTCACGACGGCGAGCATTGCGTTTGCGATGGTGTCGCCGTCGGCCTGATTAACTACGGTGAAATGACGCGGCCCGGTAATCATCGTTGCGATGTAGACGTCGCCCTTGCGAAGAACGCTTACCTCTTCGATGCCCCAAGAAGTAACTACGTTGAAGTCGCCGATCGTTTCGATTTTGTTTGTTTCGCTGAAGTACATTGTTTTGCCTTTCGTTGCGGTGTTGTTTACTGCGTTACTCACACCATGAATATAGGTGAACATTCCTTCCCGTCAACTATAAAATAGTCCGCTCAAGAAGAAAAAAGAGAAACGCCGAATACAACGCGTAAACGACGTCTCTCGAACGAAAGAATTTTCACTTATTCCGCCGACGACCGCTCGTCCGCGATGCCCTGAAGCCGTTTCACTCCGTCCAACGATTGAAACGTCGCTAACCAGTTGCGACCCTCGCTCGTCAACGTCGCGCGATTGCCGGGCGAATCGTCGGGCATTGGTAACGCGCGGAGAAGTCGCGCGGCGATCATCGCCCGGACATTGCGAACCGCGTTCACTGGCGCGCCGTACTCGATCCCGATTGCGCCTGTCGACAACGCGACTTCGTGTTCTGAAAGAGTAACGGCGACGGCGAAGATTGCTTCGGCGAGAATGGCGTCGTCGTGCGACGGGACAAGGCGACCGCCGCCTGTTGCGGCGGTCGTTAGTGCTTCGTCGAAGTTCATTTCGTTTTTGCCTCCAGTTGCTCGGACATGCGTTCTAACTTTTCCGCTTCGAGCTTTTTCAAATGCGAATCGGAACAACCGAGCGCGGCGTTTACTTGCTTCAAACATTGCAAGTCATTATCGACAAGCCAATCGCGAATCGCCGGGGAAGTATTGACGACCAACAGCGCGTCGCGCATTTCGTCGGCGTCTTCGAGTCGTTCGTTGTAAAGGTCGGCGAGTTTTGCCATTTGTGCGAGTTGCTCTTGTGCTTCCTTGCGCGCTTCGAAGGTTTCACCGTTTGCGACTATGGCAAGTAGTGCCGGGAGTATGCCGGACCATGTTGGCGTTACGTCGATTGTCTTCGGGTCGTTCATTTCGTTGCCTTTCGTTTTGGTTTAGTTGCTCGATCTTCGATCGTCATTCGAATGAATGGCGATCGAAGAGCGGGGAAGGCTCGCGCCTTCCCTCGGTCCTATGATATGCGGCTACCTGTTGCGAGCATTTCGCGAACTTGGAAATTACCGCTGTCGCCCTTTGATAATTCGAGCTTCCAACGACGACCCTCTTCATCCTCGACCACCACCGACGACGGGCCATTTAATCCGCGCATCGGCCACGACTTGCCATTGCGAACGGATACGCCGACGAAACGAACCGGTTGCTTTGTAGGCTGGAAGTGTCCATTTCCTCGGCATGCGATGTATGTGAGCATGTCGAGAACTCTACCGCCCCAAAAGCGATCGACGCCCTTTTCAAGAACGACGCCCATTGTTTCCCTGTCATTCATTTTTTTGCTCTCGTTTGTCATTTCGTTGCCTTTCTTGCGCCTGTCGGCGCGTTTCGTTTTGGTTTAGTTTCGTTCGTTGTAAAGGTCGGCAAGTCTGGCTTCCATTCGCTCAATCACATCCCTGTGCGCTATGAGTAGAACGTCCATTGAAAATCCACTATCGAGGTCCCTATGGTTCGGGTCCGTGTCCTTGTTCGCTTCGAGGAACTTCTTTGCTCCGTCGATGATTTCTTGGATGTCTTTTGCTGTTGTTGCGTTGCTCATTTCGTTGCCTTTCGTTGCGGTTGCGTTGTTTACTGTCTTACTCATGGCCTGACTATAGGCTCATTTTGCCTATCGTCAAGAAGAAAATCCGCCCGAACGCAAAATAAACCCAAGCGCGGGTAGTTGCAGGTAGTTGCTTTGCATTTCTACCCCAACTACCCGCAACGCTAACGCGCTACCATTCAACGACTTACGACCGCTTGCGGGTAGTGCGGGGTAGTGCGGGTAGTCCTAAACAAACACCCCCCTTATTTCCTTCGAAATATGAAGAAAAACAGCCGCCCGACGCGAATCGACCCGTTTTCTTCGAATCGAACGCCCCCTTTACGGGGGGTGCTTACTTACAACTACCAGCACTACCAGCAAAAGAAGAAAGAAGAAGAATAAACCATTTAATAGCAACGGGTTACGAATGCGGGTAGTTGCCGATTTCAACTACCCGCACACTACCAGCAACTACCAGCAGAACGCCGAGGTTCGCCCTGAATCGTTTTCTTTTCCAACCCGATATACCGCGCCCGAAACGCCCGAACGCGCAACAGGGGGCAACGTCGAGGTCCGCTCGACGTCCTGTCGAGGCTTGCGCGACTACGGTCGGCGTTCCAGCCGTTGCGCCGACCGCTCGACCGCTCGTTTGAATTCGAGAAGCCGACGGCCAATTTCGAGCAACATGGCCGCCGAGTCGCGCGAAGTCGTGTCCGGGGCGAGCGTTTTAGCCGCCGCCGTCCGCTCGACGAATCCAGTTAAATCTAATCCGCCGAGTTTCTCGGCGACGTCGATAATTGCGGACTGAGTCGCCCGGTAAACTTCGTTCGGCATAGCCGCTCGCGATTCGATAAACCGCCTCGCCGCTTCGCGCTTGCCTGTCTTGCTCATCGGAGAGACTCCGTCTCGCAAGCCTCGCAACGGCTACGCCTGTTTCCGTGCGGGCAAAACATTATATCGACCGCCGAACGATCCCGCCCCATTGGCGACGCGTCGCCCGTCCGCTCTTCTGGCGATAGCTTTTCGATTAAGTCGCGAGCGCGGTCAAATTCAGAAACGCCGAACTTCCGATCACCGGCGGAGTCGACCAGCGCGATTAACTCCGCGAGCGCGGGCGAATCAATCGTCGCGTTTGAAATCGAGCGAAGAACCTCAACGCGCGCGCGCTTCTGGCGTTCCCGTTGTTGCGCCGAAACCAACCCCTGAACGACAAACGTCGCGCCAACCAACAACCAACCAAACGCCGCGCCGTAAACGTAGCCGATCGCGACTGAGAGACATAAAAAACCAATCAACATATTAGAACCTTTCGTTTAGAAAATGGCTTCGTCTTCGCCGTAAAACGGCGTGTCCGAACTGAACTCTTCTTGTTGCTCTACTAACTCGACAATAGGCGCGGGAACGGCGTCGAACGTATCGTCGCGCTTCCACCGGATCGAATAATACCGCTTACCCGAACGATCGCGTTTCGACGTAACGGTAAATCCATTTGAGGCAAGCGCGGTCGCGTCCATGTTTAGACGTCGCCCAAACTGCAAAGCGTTTCGATACTCAAATTGCATTCCTGTATCGCGCTTGCATTGAACCAACGCGTTAAACAAAACTTGCGATTGAACGTCGACGATCGTCGAATGAATATCGTTCATTGTGATCCCGAGCAAATCAGGTCGCGCGCCTTCCGCGTTGATCCAATAGAAAAAGCGGGTAAGCGCGGCGACGATAGGCGAAGACTCGCGCGCTTCGGCTTCGGTTTTTGCGTTGCTGTTGCGAATCAAAGAAAGAAACGACTCGTCGATCGTGTCGAGCATTGCGCCGCGCTCTTCTTCGCGAGCCGCTGCGACCCGTTGAAGATATAGCAACGCGATAAAGTCGTTCGCGCGCTTCTTGCCATGGTCGCCCAAGGCGACCGACAGTCCGCGCATTATTAGCGGGTGCGCCCCGCGCTTAATTAAGCGTAGAACGGTTGCGGCTCGCTTGAGAATTAACGAAATCAGTCGCGACCGAACCGACTTTATTTCGTCGAGAACTTGCTTTTCCAAAATGCCGAACTCGGCTTGGTTTGCTTTGTCGAACCACGACAAGAACATTCGGCCCTGAAGTTCGACGACGTCGCCCGATAGCGGCTCGATTCCAGTTGTTAGTAACAGGCAAAACGGCGTAACTGAAATTGTGCCTTCCGAATTAACGTCGCGCTTTTCTCGCTCAACACCGGTAACGACGGTTAGAAAGAAGTCGAGAAGGTCGCGCGTAATGTTCGCGGTTTCGATGTTGTCGAGCGCAACAACTGGCGAGCGTTCGGAGTCAACATAGTTAGCCGCCAACGTCGCTTTCTTTTGCCGCTCTTCGCCGTAAATTAGCGTCGTCAACATTTTAGCCGCCCACGTTTTGCCTGAACCCGCTTCGCCTTCGAATCGAAGCATTGGTCGCGTTCCAACAAGACCGAGAAGCGGGAAGCACGAAAGCCAATCGAGAATCAAACGTCGTTCCCATTTAGAACAAGCGAGGTGCCGACCAATATATTTGTCGAGATATGCGTCGAGATCTTCGACGGGTGCGTCGGCGTCAAAGATAACGGGTGCCATTTTTGGCGACGGCGCAACAATAACCGCGTCTTCGTTTGTCCCGTTCGCGACGACCTCGACGCCGCTTTCGTCAATGCGCGCTACGCGGTTCTCGTCGCCTAACGAAAAGTAAACGACGCCGCGCGCAACGAACGCGGTCGCCCATGAGGTCTTCGCTTTAGTTTTGGAAACGTCGACGATAACGTCGGCGAAGTTTGAAGAAAACGCGCGATAAGTAGTCGTGCCTGAAGGAACGCCCGTCGTCCTGCAAAACATGCCTTGGAACGCGTGGCGTTCGTATGCGGTCGAAGCGACGACCTCGAACGGCGCGCCGTCGAAAAAGATCATCGGCTTGCCTTCTTCGGTCTTCCAAATGACCGCACCGTTCGCGCGGAACCACTCAAGCGTAGAGCGGGACAGTTCGAGCCACGGCGGCGATTCGCCGTTTAGGCGCGAGGCGGTTAGCGTTTGTTCGATTGAGGCGGCGAGCGTTCCCGGCTCGGCGAGCGTTGTTACGTCTTCCGGCTTCGTTTTCGTCGCGTTCTTCTTTTGATTTTTCGACAACGCGTTCGCTTCTTGCCGCAATTCGGTAACGCCGATTCCCGTCAATTCTTTAAGCCGCTGGAAAAGTGGCTTCCGGTCGACGGGTCGTTGAACGTTGACGCGCGCCAGTATTGGCGCGATCGAATCGACCATCGCGACCGGGTCGTCGAGCGGGCGAATATTGTCGATCGCAACTTCGAGCGGACGCCGCGCCGAATCCAGCAGGGAAGACAGCGCGTCCGCGTCGTTATTCTTGAGCCACTCGCAAAGATCAATTTTCGCGTTCGCGATCAAGCCGTCGACCGAGTCGCGGTCGGCTTCGTCGACGACAACTTCGTCGATAAGGCGACGACGCTTCGACGGCGGAGCGGAAACGACTTCCGAATAGCGATCGCCTAAAAGCTCCGCGAGTCGCTCGCGCGCTTCGCGTTGTGAGTCTTCAAGTGGAATCGTCGCGATTGAACACTTAACGCGCTCCGCCTCGAACCGCTCGGCGGTTGAAAGTGCCGCGTCGATTCCGATTCCCGAAAACTCGTTGTCCTGAACGAAAACGACTTCTTCCACGCCGCGAAGACGGCGAACGATCCGATCGACGTCGTCCGTTTTGAATCGAACCGTAACAGGCGAAACCGTCGGAATGCCGACGGCAAGCGCGGCGATACAATCGGTAACGCCTTCGGTGATCGCGATTCGCTTCGGCGATTCAAGCAAAACGTCCTCGCCGAACAAAACCGAATTGTCGATCGTCTTCGAAACGAAGGATCGGTTCGCGCCGTTATGCGTTTGCAATTTCTTGTATTTGGCTTTCGCGTCGATTGAATTCGTCCACGGCGTAGCGCGTCCGATTGCGTAAGCGACGCGACCGCGTGACAGGTAGGGAAAGACGACGCGTCCTTCGAAGAACGGTCGCGCGTTGTCTTGCGCGTCGAGTCGGAACGCGCCGGTTGCGATTGCTGTTCGCGCGTCGACTCCGGCTCGCTTCAACAATTCGTAAGCTCGATTGTTCGGCGATGCCCAACCGATGCGAAAGTCGGCCAAAACTTGATCGTCGAAACCGTAATTCGATTTGATCCATTCGCGAACTTCCGCGCCTTCGCCGCTCATTAGGTGTTTATGGTAGACGTCGAAGACTTGCCATAGCGCGGACGCGACCGTTTCCGATTCGATTCGGTGCGCCTCAATTTCCGCGATTCGTTCAGGCGATAGCCCGACTTGCGATAGCGTCGGCATCGCCAGACGCGACGCGAGCCAATCGCGAGCGCGACGATGGGATTCGCCCGCCCGTTCGCCGCGCGCGAGTTTTGTAACGGTGCCGTCTGTGACAAACTCAACCAGTTGCAAGACGTCGCCACCGACACCGCAACCGAAACAGTGGAATAAGCCGCCGCGCGTGTCAACGTGTAGACTTGTCTTCGATGTAGATTTATGGTTTGGGCAGTCGACTAAAAGCGCGCCCGACCTTTCCGCCGTAATTCGACCGCTTAAGAGTTCGCGCGCGATGTCGCCGATAGGCGTCGCCGTTATCCTCTTGTAATATTCTCCGACCTCGCTCGAACGATTCCCCGACGCCGCTTCGCTTGGCTTGCTCAACTTTCTTTCCCTTTCTCCGTGCTGTTGCACGTTCCCTTTTCTCTGCTATTTCGACGACAACGAAAGCAACGTTCGTCGCTTATCCGTTCGAATCCGCTTCGCGCAAGTTCGGATTCCCCACGAATCCCCGACGACGACAACCGCTTCGCGGGCGCGCGAGACGGCAGTATAAAATAATCCTCGATGCAACATTATTGACTGTGATTTGTGACAAACATATACGACGATCGGGTATTCCGACCCTTGCGACTTATGAACGGTTAACGCGTAGGCGAGTTGGACGTTACTCGCCGCCGAGCCGGACAGCTCGACGACTCCGATTCCGTCGAAATCAATCGTCATGTCTTGAGAGTCTACACTTTTTGAAACGACCCGTCCGACTGTTCCGTTCATAACTCCGATTTTGTAATCGTTCTTCGTCTGAATGATTTTGTCGCCTGTTTGAATCGGGGCGATCCCGGTCTTCGGATTTGCAATCGGTGCCGGTCGTCCGTCGCGCTCCGCCGCGATCGTTTGAAGCGCAAAGTTTAACGCTTTCGTTCCGACCGGTCCGTTGTGCATCGCGGTTAACAGTTGTACGCCCCATATCGGATCAACTGGCGACCCGTCCGCGCGCGTGAACTTTTCCAAATGTTCGCGGAACAGGCGCGCGATAAACGTAGCCGCTTCGTCTTTGTCTTTGTATTTCGGAAGTATGGTCCAAGGCGGAATCTCAATCGAACCCGAGTCGCGAGGAACGGACGCCTCGACGACGCCAGACAACACGTTGTTAATTTTGCGTTCGAGCGTTCCGGCGTTGCGGTGAATTTCAGTTAACCGCGCGACCGGCGCGAGGTCGCCCGAGATAAGGTCGCGAAGAACCGCGCCCGCGCCTACCGGCGGCAGTTGGTTGTGATCGCCGACAAGAACGACCGTCGTTCGGTTCCAATCGACCGCGAGCAATAGCGACGAGAATAAAAGAACGTCGACCATGGAAACTTCGTCGACGATCAAGAGGTCGGCGTCGATCTTGTCTTCTTCGTTTTTCGCGAAGTTAAAGACGACTTCGCCGTCGACGGTTTGCGGCTTCGGGTCGAGTAAAACGTGAATCGTCGTCGCCTTTCGCCCGACGGATTCGATTAAGCGGTTCGCCGCCTTGCCGGTAGGCGCGGCAAGCGCGACGGTTGCGTCGTTGTGAGATTCGAACAGGTCGCAGATTGCACCGACGAGAAACGTTTTTCCCGATCCCGCGCCGCCTGTAATCACCGACAGGCGGTTAGAGAGCGCGCCAACGACCGCCGCGACTTGTCCGTCGTTCAAGGTCGAACACGCGTCGAGAGCGAGCTTTGCGAGACTCTCAGGCGATTGCTCGGAGAATGCGCCCGCGCCTTGCGCGTTTGCTTTAATCGCGCCCTGAACAACCTCTTCGGCTTGCCACAGTTCAGGCAAGCCGAACAGGTGTTCGCCGTTGATTTCCGCCGCGCGAATATCGCCGCCCTCGACCGCGTCGCCGATTGCCGCTTCGACGCGTTCGCGACAGTCTATTGTGTCGAGCGCGAGCAACTCAAGAGCGGCGCGAACGAACGGCTTCGCCGCCGTGAATGTATGTCCGCCATTGTCGCGCGCCTCGCGCAAAACGTGAACAACGCCCGCCGCTATGCGACTCGAATCGTTTTTCGTCATGCCCGCCCGGAGCGCGATTTCATCGACACGCTTAAAGCCGTACCCTCGAATCCGACCGACAAGAAAGTACGGGTTACGCTGAATCGTTTTTACAACCGAGCCGCCGAACCTGTCGAACAACTTCTTCGCCGCTGCCGGTGTCACGCCGAAACCGGCAAGCTCGGCCATGATCCCATTCGTCCCCGCTTGCGTTGTCCATTCGTCGCGGAGTGTTTCAACGACTGCAACGGGAACGCCCGCGCGTTCGGCGATTTCTGCCGGGTCGGTGTTCACGACAATAGTTTCGAAGTCACCTAACGCGAGGATCGAGTTAACAAGAGCCGCCGCGCGCGATGGACCGACACCCTTAAACCGATCGCTCTTCGACAGGTAGGCGACAAGCCCTTCGGTTGTTGGCTTGGTATCAAACAAGAAAGTCGCGCCGTCAATTTGCGAGCCGTATTTCGCGTGATACTTCCACTCGCCCGAGAGCGTTACGCGGTCGCCTGTTTCGAGTTCGCCCTTTGCCGCGAATTTGTAGTCGGTGCCGTCGTCGGCGGTTAACACGCCCGCCGAAAATGAGTCGGACGAATAGTAAATTCGCGTTACCCGACCGGTCGCTTCAACCGGGCCGGTCTTCCTTTCGCGCGGTGCGCGTCTTTGTTTCTGCCGTTGCATTTGCTCGCCCTTTCGTTCTTTCGTTTTTAGTTATGAAGCGAGCGAAGAACGCTTCGGCGAGTATCGCCGCCGCCGCTCTATGGCTCGCAAAGAAAACAGGAATGCCGCGTTCTACCGTGATCGCCGCCGTTGTCGCAAGAACAGCGCGCGCGGACATTCCACTTGTATAGTTCCCCGACAACAAGTCGGGTAATTCCGCTTCAACAATGACCGCCGCAAACTCGAACGCTTGCAGTCGACGAAGCTCTCGATTGAATCGCGATCGCCCGGAACAAATCGACGAAACGAAGTCGTCTTTCGTCTTCCGCTCGACCGCGACTCGATCTTCGAAACCTTCAATTGAGTAGTCGCCCGATTCGAGCTTCGCGCGTCGCGTTGTCACGATCGGCGAAAAAACCCAAGGTCGCTTTTCGCGAGTGTCGACAATCAATCGAATTGTTTCGCGTTTTGGCATAAGAGAAAGAGGCGTCGCGCGCGAGGGATGGAATAGTAGGAAACTGCTGTTGAAAGCAAAAAACGCGCGCGACGCCAAACCGATAGATTTTAGAACGGAACCCCTTCTTCGTCAATTGGTGCTTGCGGTGTTGTTGCGCCGACGTCGTTAACAACTGGCGAAGCGAAGCCACTTTGAGCCGCGTCGGAAAGATCGGCGTTCGGGTCGACCTTTACGAAACGGTTAAGCCATACGTTAAGAAAGTCGCCGTTCTTTTGAACGCGAACGTCCATAACAACGCCCTTCAATTCTTCGACGCGCGTTTCAAGCTCCGACAGGCTTTCGAGATTGAGCCGCGCAACCGCGAGGTCTTTCTTTAACCATTGCATCTTATCGCGCGCGATAACGTTATTGCGCCACAGTGTCGCGCCACGATGGCGCGGACCGATAACCTTAAGTTTCCATTTTAGTAAATGGTTGCCCGATGTTTGCGAAGTCGCCAAGAATGCTTCTTTTACGACGACCTGATAATCGCCGTCGGGAACTTCGGTTACTCCGCCGTCGGGAGCGGGCGCGTTCGCGAACGCGTCGTCCATTTCTGCCAGAACATCGCCGTAATAATCGCCGTTGTTGTCGTTCATTTTTTTACACCGCTTTCGTAGGCTTTCCGGAACTCGTTAAATAAGGCGCGGGAGTGTTCCGGGCCACTCATCGACGCGCCGTTAGGTACACGGATAACCGCCGGGAGTGTTCCCGAGCGATCGCCCGCTTCAAAGTTTGCGTTCGGCTTCGTGCGTAAAACGCGATCGAACCGAACGTTTCCGTTGTCGTCGTTAACTTTCTCGACGTCGAAAAACAAAATCATATCGCAAAGACCCAAAAGCACTTCGCGACAAGCGTTCGACAAGGTCGGACGCGTTTTGATTATCTCGCTACCACCTTGCTCGATTTTGTCGTTTGTCGCGTGAGCGATCATGATTAAACCGAATGGAAGTTTTGCCGCCGCCGTAATCAGCCGCTTAAACTCCGCTTTAATCAATCCCCAACCTTTACCGTGCGCGAGGTCGCCCGCGTATTCAACGTTGCGCGCGCCGCAAACGTGCGCCGCTGCAAATTCGTAGGCGTTGCCGATTGTGTCGATAACTGTTGTTTTGAAGCCGTGTCCGCCGCGCGCGACTTCCGAATAAATGCGGGAAAGCTCCGGCCAGTCTTTAACGCCTGTCCCGTCGGCCGGGGCTTGGAAAACGTCGAGCGAGTTTAAGCCGGGTTCGGTTGGTAGGAAGAGTGCGTCGGGGAACTGCGCCGCGAACGACGACTTCCCGATCTTGGGCGCGCCGTAAAGAAGAATCGAAAGGTCTTCGATCCTTCGCTTCGGCGGTGTCGAGGCGGTCGGTAAAACGCCTACCGGCTTCGCCGTTGTTGTCGGCGTCGCTTCCGCCGGTTTCGTTTGCGTTGCTTTCGTTGTCATGTCTTGAACTCCAAAAAATGGAAAAGGTTAGAAAGGAAGGGTAGGCGATTCGTCGCCGGTGTCAATAGTCGAAGCGACCTTTTTTTCGGTCGGCTGAAAAATCATTCCGTTCGACTCGAAGTCGAAGTCTACGTCGTCGAGTTCTTCGAATGGAACTCGAACCTCGAAGTCGTTCGCTGTTATCTCGTCGAGGACTCCGCCCGCGCGGCAAATCGGGACGAACGAACAGCCGAAGCCGAACGAATAGCATTGCGAAGTGTTCATCGACCACCTGTCGCGTCGACGCGCGTCGAGTATTTGTTGCGTCATTTCCCAAACCTCGCCGTCGATGTCCGCGAGCCGTTGCTCGTCGAAGCGTATTAACTCGCGGTGCATCTTGTCCGGGTTTTCGTACTCGCGTTTCATGCGCTCGCGAAACGCTTCCCAAGTTTCGGCGGGCTTCGGTCCCGCTTCGCGGTGCTTCTCGATCGTTTTTTCGGTCTTGTAACGACCGAGTCGTTCCTCGAACTTGTCGACAGTCTCGCCCGCCTTGCGACGAATGCGCGTCTTTTCGGTTATGTCGTACAGAACGCCGACGACTCTCATTCCGAAACCGTCCGAAACGATGTCGTCGATGTATCGCGCGTATAGCATCGACTGGAAATCGGACCATAGCCGCTCAAGATATGCGCCGTCGATCGTCGCCGCCGTCTTGTTTTCCTTTATGTAAAGCTCGTTCGTTCCTTTCAAATGAACGAGTCCGTCGATCTTGCCGGACAGGATGAACGAACGCGACTTCGCGCCCGTCTCCGGATTGCGGATTTTGTGAACGAATGTCGGTTCGACGTAGAGATATTCAAGTTCGTCGTCGCGAATCATCCCGCGAGGATCAACGCCGACGGGCTTGTCGCTTTTCGACGTACCCCAACGCGCAAAGTAGCCGCGCAACATTGCGCGCAACAACTCAAACGTTCCGCGAGTTTCGTCGTCGAGCGTTAAACCTTGCTCTTCGGTTAAGAAACGGTCGACGTCAATTTCGCCGCGCTTATAATGCGCCTCGATCGCGTTGTGAAAAATCGTTCCAATCCACAACGCGTCGCTCTTCGCTTTCGGCTTGAGTCCGTCAACGTAGCCGAGCTTGAACTTTCGACGGCAATTCCTGAACCGGGACAGGGAAGAATAGGTCACAATCTCGAACCCCGCCGCGCGGGCGCGGTCGAGATTCGTATCGCCTGTTGCTTTCGTTTTGTTGCTCATGTTGCAATGTCCGAAAGGTCGCCGATAGATTGAAGCGACTCGACTTTCGCGGCGTGGTGTTCGCTGTTGTACGCGGAGTAACGTTCGATTAGCACAAGTCGAAAGTCTTCCAAGTCGCCAATTGTTGTAAGCCGACCCGTTCGCCCGTTTGACCCTTCATAGCGAACGGTCGCCCGGATGTACCCGCGATCCATCGCTTCGCGGATAGACGAATACTTCATATCCATTAGTTGCGCGGCGCGCGCAATGTTGACGCGCGTCGCGCGTCGATCTTTTACCGCCGCTGTTAGTTTGCCTTTGCTCATTTAATCCACTCCGTAAAAATGCGATCGAGCCGAACCGTATCGACCGCGAGAATTGCGGCAAAGACTGCCGCGACAAAAACGACCGCGAGCAATTCGCGGGCGATGTTGGTTAACGTTGCAAGTTTCATTTTTCCCCCTTCGCGACGATTCGATCGCCGTTAAATTCGTAAACTTCCGCCGCCGGTCGACCTGTCGCGACGTCGTACTCGCCGGGCAAGAAGAATCTCGGATAAACGCTCGCTTCGAATGCTTCCGATTTAACCGTTTCGTTCTGCGCCCAAGTTAAAAGGTCTTCGGCGTAGTCTTTGGCTTCGAGTAGTGTTCCCTGATAAACGCCGTCGGCTTGTATGATTTCTTCGGCGCGATCTTTGAAGGTCAAGTTCGTTACGTCCTCGGTGTCCCAAAGCGTGACCGCCCAATAGAAAGGTCGCCCGCCCGGTGCGTAGTTGCCGGGATACTTGGCAACCTGAATAAGCGCGCCCTCTGGCGAGGTCGCGCGATAGCAACCGGCTTCGATCTTCTTCCAGATTAATTGAATTTTCGTTGTTGGGTCGTTCATAGCTCCAACTCCTCGCCGCAACCGCTGCAATGCGGTGCGACTTCTCCGTCGCCGCGATCCTTCAAAGTGTAGCGGTTACTTGTCGGCGCAGAGCAAGTGCAACCTTGCGCGTTACCGGCGTTTGTCAGGGGAAGCCTATTGTCGACTGCCTTTTCGTTTGTGTTACTTGTCTCGTTACTCATTTTGTTGCCTTTCGTTTTTGGTTTAGATTCCACTTAATCTCTGTTTTCAAGTCTTCGACTTGGACCGTCGCCAAGACGACTTCGCTTCCCGCTTGCTTGTACTTCTTTGATTTCGGCGCGGCCCCCCAACCGGACAACGCGCCAATAATGCTTCCCTCATGTAAAACCTTGAGGTTTCGCCCGTTCATTTTTGCGTTGATGTTCAACGCGTTAAACGGGGCTTCGGCGTGAGTCACTCGAACCGCGACACTGTAACCCGCCGACAGGCGACTGGCGAAACAAGCGCGTTTCTTCCATATGTCGCGTAGTACCGCGTCGACCATCTTTTCGTTTGTGTTGATTGTCTCGTTGCTCATTTTGTTGCCTCCTTTAGTTCTGCTTCTAATTTGGTCAGTGCGTGTATTGCTGTTTGGTATCCAGATTGAGGAACTGCGTCACCGTATAAGACTGCTTCGTTTCGCGCCTCTGCGCCTACTTCGCTGATAAAGTCTTCGCAGCGGTGGATGTCTTCAATGATTTTTTCGGGAGTTCGATTGCTCATTTTGTTGCCTTTCGTTGTTGTCGTTAAATTGCTCATGAGTGGAATATAGCACGGTCGACCCAAAAGATCCATACCCCTAAACAATTTATTCCTGTCTTTTTTCAAACAGCCGACAGACAACAGGAAAGCCGCCTTACCCGCGATCGGGCAAGACGGCTATCCCGTCGAGCTTCGTTACTTATTTACTTTTGGCTCGAACTGCGCCAACTTCGCTTTGCCTTCATCGGTCCAAAGACTGAAGTCTTCGCCGCCCGCGTTCTCTTCGAGATAAGCCAAGCCAAGTCGCGCCAAGTTTTGCAAGCCTTCCCACGCTCCGGGATCGTCGCTCCACATTTCATTATCGCTTAAGCCTCTATGCGAAAGGTCGCGCGTGACTAACGCCGGACCAAACCAATAGGCGCGCGCGCTGCCTTCTTTGACACCGGGAAACCTGAGACGTTGGCCTTCCACGAGAACATAATATTCGACATGGTATCCCTCGCTGTTAGCCATCGTGATTACTGGTTTCATTTTAGAATCAGTACCTTGGAAGCTTTCGTGCTTCTTGCTCATGTGATTACTCACTTTCGTTATTCAAAAATCAAAGATCGGCGAAGTCGACGATCGACTTCGTTATACGGCATTATAACAAAATCCAATCGACCGAATTTTAGTGCGCCGCGACTTGCGACGTAACTCGTTGTTCATCGGTCGAGCGTTCAACGTGGCGAAACGACTTACAACTATTTAAGTTTTTGAAAATAGTTTTTCGGCGCGAGCGCGGTTACTCGTCTTTCGCGTCTTCGAATCGGCATCGCGCGGGCATGTCCCCGAACAACTCCGCGCGCGCGGTCGGGCCGACCCAACCGCAACCGCAGACGACGCGTTTTCGTTTACCCTTTTCTTCGCCCTTAACTTTGACTTCTTGAAAGCGCGCGCGGTGCGTGTTGCTTAACCCGTCCGCAAACCCGCGAAAGAAATCGCCGGACATTAGACCGCGCGCGCCCTGTCGCGAATTATCAGGGGAAGGGGTCGCCTTGCCGCGTCCGCTTGCGCCGTCGTCATGCTTCCGCCCGATTCGAGCGCGTCGACCATGCCGTTATAAAGCTCTCGGTCGTCGAGCGAACCCGACAACGCATACAACGCCTCGGCGTTGCCGCCGACTAAGTCAACGTCCGGGAGGTCGAACAACTCGTTCGTCGTCGCGTCGTAAAGCAATTCGTCGGCCAAGTCTCCGTCGCTCCACTTTTCCCAAACTTGAGCGCGGAGAATTGAAAGGGAAACGCGCGAATAGCCGGTCGCTATTAGTTCTGCCTCTGTTTTCGTCTGTGTCGCCATTTTTCTATCGTCCCCTACAACTTCTCAACATAAAAACCAGCAACGTAGCAACTCGCATACTCTGACGCCATCGCGCCCGGCGAACTCGACTCGTTACGCCAACCGACCGAAAATCGCGTCGCCGCTCCGCCGTCGACCAATGCGAGCGGGCTTTCGATTGATCCGAACCGAGATTCGCGAAGTCGCGTATTTTGCGCGCCGGTCCACGCCGCGCCGAGTAAATAGTTTGCGCTATTCCCAACGTCCCGAAGCAAACCGAAAACCGTATAAGTTCCGGCGTCCGCCCCGGTTTTATGGCTGAACTCGCACGAAAGAACTAGAGCCGACCGACCGGACGGAATAATACCCGACGAATTTGTCGAAGAGGATGTTAACCGACCGAACCGATTCGAATTCTCCGCCGTCGCATGGGTCGCCTGATAAAGCAAAGTAAACGGCGCACCAATCGCAAGCCAATTCGTGCCGTCGTAAACGATGTCGGCGTTTTTATCTGTCGAATAAACTCGTTCGCCCGCGACCGGCGTTCGAAATAGCCACGCCGTGCCGTCGACCGAAACGGCCAATACGTTCTCGGCGCGCCCCGACCACGTTCCCGACCCGCTATCGCCCACAATATGAATGTCGCCCGGCGACGGGGACTCCGGCGGCGCGTTTTGCTTCGCGCCCGTTGTTTCTTGTCCGATTGCCATTTGGTTTTATCCTCCGCTATGCTTTTTCGTATTCAATCCGAACTACAATATCGTAGGCGGTCGCGTCGAAGTTTGTCGTAATGGCAACGTTCGTCGCGTTTACCGTTACCTCGACAAGAGCCGCACCGGCGATTAGGATCGTCCCATTACCCGGAAGCGCGATGTTTAAGGTGTCCTCTTTCAAACTAAACTCAAACCGAACTTGTCCGGAAAAGTCGATCGTTGAAATCGAATGCGCCGTCGTCGCCGTCGTCGCGTTCGGCAATGCCCCGACGTTGACCGTCTTTGAGTAAATTTTGCCGCCGCCGACCGCCGCGTATTTGCCGGTCCAATGCTCGGTAGTCGACCAAGAATCTTGTAACGGGTGCCACTCCGACTCTACTTCGCTATATGCGATCCATAATTTCTCGTCGGTCACATAAGCGACGATCGCGTAACTTCCCGGCGTTATGTAAATCCAGCCGCCAAGATAAACGGCGATGTCGCCATGCGACGCGGAGTCCGTCGCCCATGCGTTCGCTATCGTCCCCGACGCCGGGATTAAGTACGCCTGCCCGGTAGTAGGCGACCCCGGAGCAGCAAGAATATCACGGTCGACGAGCGTAATTCCGCCCGCGAACAAGTCGAGCAAGTTCGATATTTGGTTTTGCGTTACCTCGCCGCTCGCTTGCCCTTCGGTTAAAAGAGCGATCGCGGTTTGTGTCGAAGTGTGTTTAATTAGATTTGCCATAACCGAACCCTTGTCCCCTATCGAATCACGTTGCGAGAACGGCTAACGACGCACTCGCTCGACCCCGCCCCGCCGTTCCCTTTTGGTAAACCTTCGCAGAAAAAGCCGTCGATCCGGCGACCAGTCCGTCGGCAGTTTGCATCGCCGAAGTATACACGAAAGACGAAGAATCCGTTACCGTCGTCGTTCGAAGAACGGTCGACCCGGCGGCGTTCAATATGTCGACTTCGTATTTTTCGAACCCGTCCGTTAATGGCGGTTCGTCCAACTGCCCAATTAACCGCATGATTTGGCGCGTTCGGCGAATCCAAGAAATGGAAACGTCGTCCGTCGACGGCGACTCGCGGTTGTATTGAAGGTCGGCGGGCGAGAACGGCTTAATATTTTCGCCGCTTAATTGAACTTGCCACGACGAGTAATCAGCAATAGCTCCGCCGATCGGTATAATTTTGTAATATCGAGTTTGACCGATCGCCGAATGGTTGATCTCGACAAACGTTAAACCGTGGTCGTTAAGATGAATCGCGAGGTCGTCCGCCGCGTGCGAGCCTGTTTTCGACTCCGTGTTTCGAAGACCGCGAAGCAACTTCGATACGGTCCAAGTCTTGCCGCCGACAAGCGTCGCGGTTTGGAAACCGATAATCTCTTCGCCGATAAGTAGCCGGTTCATGCCGTTAAGGCACTCTATTTCCGTCACGCTTTCCAAGTTACCCGAAAGCAATTCAAGCGTTACGCTGTTGGCGCGATCCCAACTTCCGACAACGCCGTCGGCTAAAACAGAAGTCACATAGCCGACCGCCGCCTCGCCGACAATGTTCGTCGTGAATGTAAATTCTGAGTCGTCGAGGGATTCGTATAGGACCGCGCCCGACCATGACGCGCCGCCGGGAATCGCCGTTCCCGCAATAAATCCGGGGACAAGCGTCGTGCTTGGGTAAATAGGCGGAATGTCGACGACGTAAGTTGGCACAAATGGCGGTACGAATATTTGAACGTTCTTGTTTGTTGGCGACTCCGCCGTTGCCGGTTGCGTCACTATGTCGCGAGACTCGACGATTGTATCGAGACGTAAGATAAAGTTCGCGCCGATGTCCACTTGGCGAACTAAAACGTTCCACAGTTGATCGAGCGCGACGAATCGAAGAACGTCGTTTTCCAATGAGTCGAGATAGCGCGCGGGTAGCGACAGTTTGACCGGCTGCCGGTTCGCGCGCGCATACCATGCCGTTCGTTTTGCGATCGCTCGCGCTTCCGCGCCCGACTGATTCAGGACGATAGGAAGGTTTATATTTAAGACCGCGTCGGAATCGAATTCTTGGACCCGGTGCCGCTGCGAGCCGAATTGATAATCGGCTTCGTAATCAATGTATCGAATGTTCACTTCGGCGGGAATCTCGACGCCGTTGTCGTCTTCGACCTGAATCGGATATTCGCTGGCGTCCGTCCCTGTCTCTCTTGCGGATAGGTGATCAGTCGAGACGTCGATAACCGTCGCGAGTTCGCGGTCGAAAAAGTGGACGTCCTCGCCGCGCTCTTGCTCGATTATGTCGTAACCCATCATTATAGGTTGCAATGCTTTTGATGCCGCGACCGGCCCGACGACAGTAACGCCGCGCATTGTTCCGCTAGCGCGCGAAGTGTCGTATTTGCCCGACCGGCCCGCGCGATCCATCCACCGCCCGATAACTGTCGGCGCGGTAACTGTCCCCGCGTCGCCTCGAACAATGAAGTTTAATTGTGGAATTCGATTTCCGAAGTCGGCCAAAGCGAGTCGTTCGAATACAACGTAAGCAGTGCCGTTGAACGGCGGAACCTGCCCGCCGATCGAGGTCGGATCTTCGATCGCTTCAATGATCGAGTCGACCGCCGCATGCCCGCCGTTATAAATCCGGACGTCTTTAACTTTGTCGGGGAAAAACGGCGGTACTGTTTGCGTTATTGTGACAGTTGCGCCCGCTGATTCGGTAACGCAGTTTTTATTTTGAACGCGAAGCCGCGACGCACCGGAACTCGCCGTAAACGACGACGAAATAACGCCAAATGTTCCGTTATTTGCTCCGTTCGAAAATCCGCTAATAACGCAGTCGACGCCGGACCGAAAGGCGGACAAATCCGGCCCCCCGTTAGGCGAGTCAATTTGGAACGTATAAAACGGGACACCGCCAATGCGCGCCGGCGAACCGAAGGAATAGCCCGCAGTAATTACCGTCCCCGAAAGTTGGTTCGAACTCGCGGACGGGTCGTCGACTTCTTCGTATACGACATTGCCCTCTGCGAAAACGCGTTCGATCCCGTTAATCGTGTGCGGCGCGATAGCAACAGCAAGCGAAACGAAGTATTGATACGTTACATGGTCCTGCCCGCCGCCGCCCTTGCCGCCTATCGTTTCGTGGTGTTCGGTTTCCTCTAAGTCAGAAATCCAAATAATCGTCCCCGCAACTCGATTTTCCGCCCCGGCGATATAGTTAGCCGACGCGCCTTCTTCGGCTGATTGCAACTGAAGTTCGTTAAGTCGCGGCCCTTCGGTGTCTTCAGGCGGGAATAGCGCGGGCAAAAGAAACGCGTTGTCTATATAGCTCCCCATTGCGCCCAAAATCGGACCGAGAATCGGACCGACTCCCGGCACTAACGACCCGACGACGGTTAAAGCGAGCGAAGCCATTAAGACCCTTTTCTTCTTTCGGGAAAACGCCAAACTTCCGACACTTTTTCAAGCCACGAATCCGACAAGTCGCTCTCACAAACGCGCCCCGCCGCTGCGTATGCGTGAATAAATCGCGACGGCGAAACCAATATTCCAACATGGCCCAACCGGCCCAATGGTCCCCAACGAAAAACGAGAACGTCGCCCGTCTTCATAGCGTCCGCGAGAAACGGGCCAAGAAGCCCACAGTCGGCCAAGCCTTCCGACAGCATATCAGGCGTAGCGAGTCGCGGGTAACGCTTTATATCGCCGTGAGGAACTCCGAGCTTATCCGCCGTAACTGCGAGCAATCCGACACAATCAACCGCAACGCCGGGAGACCGCGCTTGGTGAGCAAAGCGCGATCCGATTTCAGCGCGAGCCGCGTCGATTATGTGTTCAACTTCTTTGTTCATTTCGTCTTACTCGCGGGCGTCTGCAAGACTCGGTCTTGCCCCGGAATATATGGGAACCCGCCGTTGTTCGCGATATTTGAATATCGATCGCGACAGGTTCCGAGCAACTTATCGCAACCTTGGACAATGTCGAAGGCATCGCCGGACGCGATGTCGTAAGGCATTGCGACCTGAAGTTCAATTCGCTTGTCGGCGTTTCGGTAGCTTTTAACGATGCCGGTTAACCCGTTGTTCGCGCCGCTTGTAAACGTAATTTTCCCGTCGTCGAAAACGGCTTCGTCTGTAAATGTTCCGAACCCCGGCGGACCTGTCGGATCGGCGAGAATAATTCGCCGCTTTAATCCGTCTTCCATTGCAAGAACAAGGCGACCGGACAGCGTAACCGACGCGACGTTAAACGCGCAATTCGAATCGCCGAAATCCCAACGACAAGTACGACCGTAAACGTCGCCGATCTTCGTCTTAAGAAAACGCATCGGGCCGGTGCATTCGGCTTGCCATTTCTCGCCGTCGAACATTGTTTTCGCGATCCAGTAAACATGAGTAACGACCGGCCCCGCCCACGGACAACGCCAATCGAAAACATACTCTTCGACCATTGCTTCGCGGAACAACCCCGCGCGCAAATCGTCGTCGGTAATCGACGCGGCGGTAATTACTCCGCGAAACTCTGTATCGTGATCGCGCATTGAGTCGGACCGGCGCGAGGCGGATTGATCGAACCCGCCGACAGGCGTATAAACTAGCCCGTCGTCGAGCGTAACCTTTCGATCGAATGATGTAAATTTGAACACGGTTGCATCGGCGCGCGTGATTTTCCAAGCGTGAGAAAGACGCTTCGTCCATGTCGTCTTAAAATCCGAATGAATTGTCGGAATAGTTAGCGGCATACCAACCGCCTAACTTCGCCGGGCGCGACCGTTTCGCGATTTCTTGAGACGAAGAACCGCGCCGCGACCTCTTCCTCTTCGCTTTCTTCCAACGCCGCGCGCGCCATTTCCGACGGCAACGCCGCAAGCGTTTCTAT